ATCATAGAAGAACGCAAGACATTACACAGACTTGCAAAGAGCAAAGCCCGCTTGATGGAAGTCGCAGAAGAATTAATATTCACTTATGCCGCACGATTCATGGGAATGCGTTGGGCAGGTGAAGTGCATTACAACACAGATTATGAAGCACATGATACGAATTATAGATTAGCCTTGATGGGTCAGGCTAAAGCCATGGTGCAGAATAATCCTATCATCGACAGTCTCATCACAAAAGAAATTATTGGCATGCTTGCACCTGCTGAAAAGATCCCGCAGTACGAGCAGGCTTATATTGAGACTATACAGGATCAGCAAGTCAAAACATTGATGACACAAGATAACGAACAAGTATTGAGTCGTGACCTTGGTGATCAGATCGTGACACCAGAAGATTTTGGTGAGACTGCGCCTGTATTAGGTGACACAGGAGAATATGATAGTGCAGGTGACGAAGGTTTAGCATACAATGATCAAGGTATAGGTACACCGGTCACTTACACAGGACAGAGTTATTATACTAGCCAGGCTATTGCAACACAATTAACTGGCGTTAATACAGGAAGATAATTACAATATACGTTTGTTACGTTATAACTAAAAGGAAAAAATAATGTTAGAAAATCAACTCGATGGCAACGCCACAGCCCCTGATGCAGAACAGGTTACAAATGATGCCGGTGATGGAAGAGTAAACCCAGGTGCTATTCGCAAAAGCACTACCAATTCGATATTGACTGCATTGAGTCAAGCCAGCGGTCAACAATTCGAAAGCGTAGAAGCAGCATTAGCATATGTGGCACGTACTTCAAGTCAACGTACCGGTGGCAACGCACAGCCAATGGAGTTAGAGCCAGCAATAGAACCACGCATGGGGCGTGAAGCAGGCAATGACAACACCGACCTACGCGATCAGTTCATGAAACTACAGCGTGATCTTGCACAAAAAGAACGTGCATTACGCATGAAGGAACTAGACACTGAGATATTACGCCATATGGGTGATAGATTCGATAATGATTTACAAGACTATGCATTGCAAAAAATCAAAAGTAATCTACAGTTCAAGCGTGATGGCTCATTTGCCATTGTGAATTCAAAGGGACAAGAACGATATGGCATGGACGGTAATCCATTAAATTTAAGAGGCTTGATTGATGAAGTTGCTCAAGGTAACCCTAAATTACTTAAGCAAAATAATCTATCAGGTGGCTCAGGCTTACGACCAGGACAAAGTCAATTTGCTGGTGCACCTTTAGATGAAATACCTGACTATAGCAAAGATCCTGCTGCTTTCAATGCATGGGCAAGCAAGATGGGCTTAGGCAAGCGTGTTGGTCTCAAGAGCGCAACAGTAAGTGCAACGGTCTCTGGCACAAGTAAGAAGATTATATAAGCCAACTAAGGAGATATTAAAATGGCATATGTACTAGGCGGCCAGCAAGGTGAACAATTTGGTTTCACAAAGGCCATCTCAAACTTCGCTCTTCGCGCTATGCACGAAAGCACAGGACTCGTAGAGTTCACACAGGTTGTTACTCCTAATCAGGGTAACGAATATTTGGTGCCTAACTTCGCACCGATCACATATCAGGACTATAATCCTGCTTCAACATCAAACAATGCTGGTTTCCCCCCAGCAGTTGAACAGAATCCTTCATTGGGTCAAGGTTCAATCACTGCAACTCCTGCTGTTGCTGCAACTGCGTTCGACGTATTCTACGCATGGACTACATCATTCGAACTAGCCGCAACATTAGGTGCTGAACTTGGTGAGAGTTATGGTGAAAAGGTTGATGCCCGCGTTTGCGCAGCATTCCTTTCATTCAAAGCAACTCCAGGTAACACTAACTATAGCCCAACACCAGCAGACGGCTTTGCTCGTCCGTTAGAATTAGGTGCTATGGAATTAGTGCAGGCTGGTCTTCCTGGCAACACTGCTGGTTGGACACAAGGCTTCACATCAAACAGCGTACTACAGTTAGTTCGCAATGTCAAGCAGAACTACAAAGTTGCTCGCTTGCCAGGTACTCCAATCATCGTATTGGACAGCAATGGTGATGCAGCAGTTGTATCTGCAACCCCAATAGGACAAGATGGTTCTTCATTGAATCGTATGCTTACTGAATTGACTGGTGGTGCTGTAAGCACTTCAGGTGGTTCAAACCTATCTGCACTTGGTAACGAATTGTTGTCAACTGGACGCATTGAAAGCGTTTATGGTTGCGCAGTATTGTTCACTACATTCTTGTCAGCCGACAATCGTCCATTGCTTGGTCAGCAATCAAACAGTCCATGTTTGATTGGCGCATACTTCCACGAGACTGCGATCTTCACAGTACTCAAAGAAGGTCTTGCCATCAAGATGGGTGAGAAGCCAGGCGGACTACAGATGTGGTTGACTGGTCTTGCATACATGGGTGCCGGTGTCGCTGACAAGCGTCGTGGCGGTGCAATCAACATTCTTCAAGCCTAATTGAATTAATTATAGGAACGTAAATTATGTCAGTCCCCTATCAACGAGTTAGCAATGCGACAGTAGCAGATATCATATTCTATGATCCTGCTGCCGAAAGGCGCGCCGCACAAATGCAGGTTAATTGGGATGACTACTTTAAAGTAGGTAGTCAAGAGATCCTTTATCAACTTGAGTTTGGATGGTGGAACAAGTATTGCGATACGGTGTTAGGGGCTACATATTACACTAATTTGCCTAACGGTGCATTGATATCTTCATTCAATCCAAGTCTGCTCATCAAAAATGATCAGACACTAATACGCCTAGATACATTTATGGCTGTAAAGATATTCTATGAATCAATCGTATCAGATGTTAGTAACGTCAACGATGTTGACAGAGCCAACTATGATCACGCATTGCGTAGATATCAATTTGAATGGGAGAAAGCATTGCAACTCATGAATTTCTATGACTTAAACCAAGATGCTCCTAACGGACCCACAACGAAGTTAGAAGAGAATTGGACAGCAGACGTAGATTATTTCAATGGTGATAGGAGATACTTCTAATGAGTAATGTGCCACTAATCGTCAAGCAGAATGTCATTGATTACCTCAAAGTAGTTACAGATGAACTTGTACCTATCGTTGAAGTATCAGGGATATATCCTGCTGCTGATGATATAGTGCCATATGGCGTCTATGTTGATGATGTTTCTACGATCAGTAGAGAAGTAAATCAATTGGGCGTCACTAGATGTGGAAGTATCTATACTATGACCGATCAGTTTAATATCTTATTTGTAAGTGTTCAAGATGATCCTAAATGGATCTTTATTGAAAAACGCATACAAGATATGAGTGCTGACGCAGCATTTTTTGATGGTTACTTTGAAGTGACTTTCACGCAAAATGTTGTGATAGGCAATCGTAGTGAAAAACGTACCTATGTATTCAATTTAAAACGCTTGAATTTTAATGATTAACGCCACTAACTTAAGGAGACAATAAAATGGCATACATTACAGTAAACGAGACAGGTACTTTCCCTGCTCTAATATTGTCAACTGATATTGCAAACTCTAACGTTGGCGCAACTGGTAATGGTTTTGTCGCTGGTAACTCAGTAACATTACTAAACGTGACTTGCTTACAGGATATTACAGTGACTAATAACACTGGTATATTCAGTTGGACTGACTTCTGCTCAAGCAGTGTCAACAAAGTCACTACACCTAGCGACAACGAGATCAGCACTAACATCGTCATCGATGATGTAGGCTTCTTCGGAGAAAGCACTGCTGGAAACACTACAGCGCAATACTATGGTGTTAGCGGTCTTTCACAGAACCGTGTTGAAGTTGCATTCAGAGTTCAGTTGAACAATAGCAGCAACGTTGGTAACGCAGCACCAGCAAATACTTTCATCTATCATGGTGTAGGTTATTTGAGCGGTGTAGCACCAACAGTATCACCAGACAGCCCTGTGTGGGTATCACCACTCACAATCGCTGTCAATGGCGATATGGGATCTGGTCCTAAGGTCTAATTGACCAAAGAAAGAGGGCAGAGCGATCTGCTC